ATTATTGATTAAAAGATCACCGCTCTTATATGCTGAAGCGAATTCATCCAGATCAAGACCTTTGGTAAAATCGGCATTAGCCCATAGAGTATTGTCAGCTGCTTTAGCAAATACAGTGAAGGCACTTACATCACGATCTTTATAATTTCTATAAGCTCTATTTTCCATAGAATTCCTCCATTTTGAATTTAATTCAAGTGAAAAGGCATAAAATTAATTCTCTTACGAGAACCTTTCTATGCCTTTAAACTATTTCACTATTGACTATTCGCCGTCGTTAGAAGCTGCTGCTAAAACAACTGCTGAATGAGGCTGGATAAGAGCACCTGAACGTCTGCCTTCAAGCAGGTACTTCTGCTGGTTGTAGTCGATATCGAAATCATCGAATAATGATCTTTCACCGAGCTTGTTAGAACCAATATTGTAATCAGCCAGGTCAAGGATTACACCATAGAATCCATCAGGAACAATTGAAGAAGGAACCTTAACAATTCTATCAACAGTCATAGCTGAAGCCAGTTCCTGAAGATCCTTGTACAGTCTGTGACCGAATTTGTCCTTCATAAGGATCATGTCAGTTACTACAGATGAACTCATGAAAGCAATAGTATTGCCAGAACCCTGGTAATCATCTAAGCCTCTAACAGCAGCATCGATAACTGCATCAGCCTCTGCCTGACCTTCAGCAACAGTTACTTCAACTAACATAGCATACACATTTTCAGTAGTATCCTTAATAACTGGAATAATTGCACTATCATCAATCTTGTCAGGATCAGTTACTTCTCTACCATCACCAAACAGAATCTGTCTAGCAACTTCTTCATCCCATTTAGCAGACATTTCCTGTTTAATCATAGCGATGAAATCAATATTACCTTCTTCAAGGTCAACCATATCATCTCTATCAATTGTCTGCTTCTTATAGATAGTAGCAGGGTTTACAGATCTCTTCAAAAGTTTGAATACTTCATCTTTCTTCTTAGAACCTTTAGCATAACCTCTAGCTCTAGCATCATCTGCACGAATATCAGCTAATACTGATTTAACCTTTGAGAATGGAGTCTTGTGAACACCGTTCATAACGATATTTACCCATCCATTAGGGTTAGTATTCAGTGTAGGAATAGTTCTACCAGTTGCTAACTGAGCTTCTGGGAACAGGTAGTCAACATGTTCAACACCATGAACTAATACTTCAGCTGGGTCTAAATCATGTGCCTTAAGTGATTCTCTAACTGAACCGTTTCTCTTACCATCTTTTAATGCATTCATAATTTCAGTGTGCATAAGAGTATCCTGTGAGTTAGAGTCATTGTCAAAAAAGTTGTGCTTCATTTCTTCATCCTCTTCTTTCTCATCATCTTCTTCTGCTTCAGCAGCATTTGCTAAAGCCTGTCCAACTAAATATTTAGTTGCATTTAACTGTTCTTCGTTCATAGTGTCGAGAACATCTTTTACTGTCTTTTCTTCTTTTACTTCTGTTTCTTTCTTTTCGTTATCAGCCATTTTCTGCTCTCCTTCTTCAGGCTTTTCTTCAGCCTCTTTAGCTAAATCTTCTTTTTCTTTATCAGCGTGCTCTAATGATTCAGGTTCTTCTGCAGGTTTCTCTACTTCAGGTTCTTTTTCAGATTCTTCTTCACCTTCTTTTTCAAGATTTTCTGCTTCAGGTTCCTTTTCATCATCAGAATGACCAATTTCCTGAGAAGGATCGTCATCAAGTTCACTATGCTCAATAACTACTTCTTCACCAGTTGAAAGAATAACCTCATCTAATATAGAATCTTCACCGTGACGTATTTCATCAATATAAGCACCAGGATTTGCTCCAGCTAAAACTAAAGATACTTCCTTGATGTCTCCATGAACTACATCAGCGCCAACATGCTGAAGCTTATTGGCGTAAATTGAAAGAGATGAAATATCACCATGGTTTAAGATGGTTTTTGCATTTCTTCCTTTTTCAGTAGAATTAAAAAAGCCATAAGCACGAACACCAGTAGGCTCATTCTTGAGAATTGCATACCCAAGAACATTGTCTATGTCGTTGTGGTTATGGTTCCACACTAGAGGTACTCTTTTCCCATCATTGTCAGCAAATGCATTATGTCGAATAGTACGACCATCGGAGCATTTGATGTCATTCTTGGTGGCCCAACCGACAAAATCATATTCCTGTCTAGCCATTTTGAATTTTTCCTCCTAAATTTTTAATAACCGCTTTCTGTTTGCTCAACTACATTCGGACTCGTTGAATCTTTTGCCTCATTAAGGTTCTTGTTTCTTAATTCATTAGCCTTAGGATCATCAACTGGAAGTAGACCAACAACTTGTCTAAATTCATTAGAAGACATGATCTCATTACGAGTGAACTTATCTGCCAATTCAGCCAGATTAGAAGTTGGTACAAGCTTAAACGGATCTCTGTAACAAATAATCGATTGATTCTGAGATCTTGCGGTTTTTGATAAAAACTTCCAACACATAGACGAAGTAATCGCTGTAGCCAGCGGTTCAATAGTTCGAGAATAATAGTTCATCATAGTCTGCTCGTTCGCAGTTCCATCCATTATGCCCGTCGTAATTCCTAATTGGCTGTATCCTGTCTCAGTTAAGTACTTTACTTGATCCATAATGTTGTTCTCTAACGGACGATTCAACTGTGTGATCTTCTCTGTCTGATCAACATATGCAATTCCATATTTGGAACCTGCCAGTTGCATCTCTATATCTTTCCGACGTTCTTCAGCTTGTTGCTTTTTCGTTGGAGTTTTAACCATGTAAGGAAGCTGAATAATAATATCCAACTTACCTGATCCACTCTGTTCATCGATTGCATCCAAAATATTCAACTTTCTAATTAATCTCTGGAAAGTCGAATTTGGTTCATTCATAACTGAATAGAATGGGTTTTCAATAATCGAAACAGTAGCTTTAGAGACCCATTTCTCTTCAAATCTACCGGTTCGATCATTATAAATTCTTACTTTAATGTCATCAGGACGCCATTCCAGAATCTTAGCAGTTCTTAATGAGTAAATATCAAAAGCACCTGTATCTGGATTTATGTCTGTATCAATTGGTACTATCGCTACGACACCTTCATCGAACAATGACATAATAATGTCCTGGACAAATTCTCTTGCTGTCTGATCCTTGTTTGCATTCATTGTTAAACAATTATTCAAACCGGTTTTCATAGTTGACATATAGTAGCCATTTTGATTTACTTTGACATGCTTAAAAGTCATCTGTGAAACATCGACAGCGATTCTTGTATAAATACTATTAACAATTGTTCTTTCATTGCCTCTACTATATCGAGGTCTGAAAGGATTATATGAATATGAAACCTGCTCGGTATCTCGATTCAAATAAGATGGAGTAGGATCCCTATTCATAAAGGCGTTCCAAGCATGTGAAAGCCTCTCTGAAAATTTCGGCATCTTACCCTCCTATACTAATCTACCAAGCTGTTTCAAATAACCAGTGACAGCAGATTCTGATACATTTAAAGTTCTAGCAATATCGCCTGCATCTTTACCGTTTGCAGCCAAAGAATTAATTTTCTTTTTCTTATTTTTGCTTAAATCATTCTGCCCACCATTATTATTGTTGTTATTATTGTTGTTATTATTGTTATTGTTATTGTTATTATTATTGTTTCTATTAGTGTAATAAACGTTTACATCCTTCTTCTTTGCAAATTCATCATTCAAATATTTTGTTTTATTATAATCGGCTTTCTTATTTTCAATATTAGATAGATTGTTGTAATAGTCTGAATTTCTCTTAGCAAGATCATACTTGCTCATTTCTTCATCTTTCTGCTCTTTAGTGGCTTCATTTATCATCTTCTCTAAATATTTCTTACCGAAGTTAATTGCTTCAGGAATCAATACATCGTCTACTACTTTCTTAATAAATTGTTCACCACGAGACACTGGTTTAGGATCAAGTTTATTAATATCATTTCTTAAACCAATAGCAGTTTTTTCCTTATTCATTCGATCAATATACTTATCTAATTGTTTATCAGTTAGTTCATTGATCTTCTTTCCTCTAGGCGATTTATTCTTCTTAGCAGCTTCTGCAGCTTTTCGAGCTTTCTCAAGTGCTTTTTGTTTTTGAATAGCAGCCTTCCTTTCTCGACGAGTAAGTTTGACATATTCACCATCAGGGCCTTTTCTATAACGTAATTTTCCTTCAGCAGTTAATGAACCATCTGGATTTTGATAACGCCTTATACCCCATTTTTGTCCTAATAGCCCATAGTGATAAAGTTCATCTGATAAATAATATTTCATACTAAATCACCTGCCTACCTTTTTTATATTCCTCTGCTGACATATCAAAAGGAAAGAAAGCCTTAATATCACCAGACTTTTTATCATAAGAAAAACTATTATTAATCATATTAAATAGACCATCTTTATCTTTCTTATAACCTTTTGGTACAATATCAAATACATAGCAATCAGAGTACTCATAAGCAGATGCTATATCTTGATCCGGAAATGCTTCTTTAATCTTTTCTATTGCATTATCTAACATACTTTCCTCCTATCCATTTGACTGTGAGATCTGACCTGATTCACCATCAATAATCAAATAATCACCATCACCAAGCTTGACCTTATATGAATATTTTCCATTTTCATCTTTAAAGCTATAAACGTCATAACCAGCAGCTTCATATTTGTCACTTAAAGCAGAAGGTGTAGTTTTTGCTTTACCATCATTTTTAGTATCAGTAGACTTATTTCTTACATTCTTTAAAGCAGATTCATTTACTTGCTCATTATCTGTTCTAAAGAAATGAACATTAGAAGAATATTTATATAAATCATCTACTTTTTGTGTTTTATTATTTTGACAATCTCTAAGATAGACACTGCCATTCTTTACTTCATAAGCAACACTATGACCACCTGTGCCATTAGACCACTCTACAATAAATTGACCTCTAGCACCTTCACCCTGTTTCAATATTTCTTTTTCTACATCTTTTGATGTGTATTCATTAGTAGGAAAATATTTTAATCCAGGATACTTATACTCAATTTCTTCTTTCTTTGTATGAGTTTTCTTAGTGTTATATTTAATCTTATCTATTGTAGATAACTGACTATTTTTATGAGAGTACCAGTCATATACATCCTTAGTCGAAATGCCTATACCTGTACTATTTCTACCAGCTTCGACATCGTAACCTCTTCTTCTAAGTTCATATGCTAAAGTACAAGACGTACAATTAGTTGTGTACCCATCATCTTCTTTATAATAAGGATTAACTCTAGACATATCTTCAGTCGGAGAAAGTTTATTATTTGTTTTCTTCTTTAAATCTGAAAATGATTTAGGAGCAGCAGAATTCATTTGATTCAACATACTCTTTATAGAATTATTCCAATCCTCAGCAATTTTCTTTGCTTTCTTAAAAGCTTCGGAATTTGTTTTATTATTTGGCTCAATGCTATTTATAGTATTTTCATTAGTTAAAGCCGAAAGTTTTTTAGTATTAATATTTTTATTAATTAATGACTTAGTAAGCTTATTAACATTGCCAATAGTAATTGAAGAAATACGCTTAATTTCGTCCATTACTTTTTTAGCAGTTTTGTCAGAAATTTTAATTCCTTTAACAGGCTGCAATTCTTTAGAAGTTTTCTTTAATAAAGAAGCCTTGCTTAAAGCATTACCTTCATTAGATACTTTTGCACCAGGACCTAATTTCTGATTAGTAGAAGAAGGCTTTAAAGTTCCATTCACTAAATGCTTTGTTCTACTTAATAAGCTATTAATTGCTTTCTGACCAGAATTAATAAAATTTGTATTTTGCAAATAATTAGAAGTATTAGTAACAGTTTGACGAAGCCTATCTATACCATTCTTCATTTTTAAATAAGCCTGGTATTCTGCATTAGTGTAGAAATACCTATACTTTGGAGACTCGCCAATTCTTGCTATATACTTATGCTTTTTTCTTTGCTCTCCTTTGCGAAGAAAGCTGTGATATAAATCATAATTCTCAATATTAGTGTCCATTTTGAATTTCCTCATTTCTTTCTTCGTGTTCACAAAAAGTAAGAGACTAAGTGATTAAGTCTCTTGAAAAAAGAAAAGAGAAAGACTTAAATCCGCTTTTGGCGAACTATTTTCTTTCTCCTCTCACAATAGGACATGTTTTTTACACGAACTACTTAAAATATTCTATTTCAAAGTGACGTTATGGCTTATCTTAATACGATCATTATCTTTCTTCTTTTTCTCTTTAGTAACCGTAGTACTGCCATTTAGAGTAACGCTATGACTAGTAATCTGAATACGATCATTCTGTCTTTTCTTTAACAAATTATCAATAGCATTTTTAAGATAACTAGATGTTGGAGGATTAGCCTGTTTGATTTTGTATTTAGCAGTAGTAATCTTTGTTAGAATATTAGAAATAAATTTCTCACCTTTTCTAACTGCAGTGTTAACAAAATTGCTAATAGAATTACCAAGATCATTAGCACCGTTACTCTTATTACTGGTAGTCTGATTACCATATACATAAACAACTTTGCCATTCTTAACAAACTTACTGACATACTTATGATTCTTCCAACCAGTACCTTTGAACGAATGTTCTAATTCTTCTTTTGTGAAATAATAAGCCATTATATGCTCCTTTCGTTATTTGAGTTTTACTTTCTCTAAGCTATTTTGAATTATAAAGTCGTTATAAGCATCTAGTGATTCAACATCTATTTCACTCATAAGCTTACGCTCATACTTAGAGATCTTAGCAATAGCTTTTATGATTTTCTTCTGAAGCTTTCTGTCTTTCTTATCCATTTCTTCTAAAGACATATCTCCGCTGTAATGCTTTTCGTAAAGTTTACTTTGCTTTCTTAATCTTTTATTTAGTTTATTATGGTATTTATCAATTTTATTTGTTAAATGCCTATAACGCCTTAGTCCTTCTGGAGTTAAAGAACCATCTTCATACTGATAGTTTCTTTCTCCCCATTTCTGGCCAGGTATTCCATAATGTATTAGTGTTGAGTTCTGTTCTGTCATATTAATCAAACACCTCTTTATTATGCTTAAATGCAATGAACGCATCCATCATTGCAGCAACAGCATCTATCTTCTGATCTGAACGTTTCTTGTAAAGTTTTCTATTGCCATTGTTATCATTCAAGGTAATACAATTGCCCATTGAAAACATCATCAACTTTTCATCAAATAGAAGCATTCTCTCTTCAGATAGTTTCTTCAATTCTCCAAGCGGAACAGTTTCGGTTCTTGCACCCTGTATTACTTTCTCAATACCAAATGGTCCATTTTCTTGAGCCCATCTTTCAACAAATTCTTTTGCATTATATGGGTCATATCCAAAAGACCTTACATCATACTCGTGACTAATAATAAACTGATCCAAATCTTCATAGACTTGCATCATATCTAATATTGGTCCATCCATGACTATCAATGTACCTTCATTAATAAAGTCGTTATACTTATTTTTCATTGCCATTGGCAATTTCTGATAAGTCAATGAAGTAATATAGTTTCTAGTCTTAATTCCAAATCTGGATCCTCTAAGTGGAAACATAAATGTAAATGCACAGAAGTCATCACCCTGGGACATATCTGCTCCCATTGAACATGGTAGCTTATCATAATTTCTATATGGATGCGGTAGAGTCTCTTCATATGGAAAATAGTATGTATAACCTTCCATAGGAATACCAAATCTCTTAGCTAAAATATCATTTCGATTTGAAGGAGATTTCTCAGCTCTTTCTACATCCAATTGATAAGTTTCATAAGTTACTGTAATGCCTAAATTTGGATTAGCTTTAATCCATGTATTCGGATCTGCAATCTCATCAACATTATCTAATCTGTAATACCAGATAGAAACTCGTGGATTATAAAAGTCACCTTTAAGTATATCCATAAGTTCCATTTTGATAGTATCTCCTGGACCGTTTCTTACAGTTCCTTCTGAACTAGTAGCAATAATCAAATAGTCATTGGCTTCATCAATGTTACCTTGCTCTTTAGCACATGATTGTTCAATTGCTCCTACTACATCTTCACGAGTATCACCAGATAGCCACTCATCAATAGTTGCTAACTTAATTCGATAACCCTGAAGTTTATTGATACTCATAGGTTTAACTGTTATAATCGAACCAGTTATAAAATTCTGAATACCATTCTTAGTAGAAGCAAGCTTAACTCGATCAGCCTTATTGCCAGTAGTATTTTGAAGTGATCCTAGAGTCATGAACTTCATGAAAGGACCTTTAGATCTGGTTATTGCTGTTCTTATTGGAGAAAGTACTTCCTCTGCTTGAGCCATTGTTGGAGCTACAACAATCTGAGTATTAGAACTTGTATCGCAACATAAATGATATGCCTGCATACAAGCTGAATACATTGATTTTGCTGCTCCTCTGGCAACTATTAAAAATTGTTTAGTTATTAATCTTTTCTTTATGTACTTGTATTCTTCATGAAAACCATGACCATTTGCATTTGGTACAGGTATTTTTCTTTCTACAAAATAAAACCAGCTTAACGCTGATTCACTCCATAATTTAAAAGAATCAAGTAGCTTTAAATCTCCTCCATTGGTTAATGTAAGTTCATTTTCACAAAACTTTATAAACCCGTTAATGGCAAGATCATCATAGTAAATTCCAGTATCTGCTATGAGATTGTCTATTCGATGCATTTCCATCTCAATCTCTGCATTTATCGGAATCTCTCCTCTTATTACGGCGTCCCTAAACTGCCCATAATAAATCGGAGTAGCAGTATTAGATAAAGCCATTTTGCCTCTATAACTCCTTCTATATATCTTAATAGGTTTGAGGAATTCAGTGTCGCGCGTATTCTCCAGATAATTGGAGTAACAATATCACCAAGGTTTTACAGTTGTTAGATTTAGTAATATCCATATGGTAGATCACCAGCCGTAAACAAGTGCAGTTTAAGTCCGATCAGACTATAATCTGATTACTACGTTCTATCTCTATAAGGAGCTTCCTATTGTTTCAAGGCTTGCTTCCTTAGAACTGCTAAGTGCTATTCAAAAAATGTCTTAGTCAGTATCGAGCCCAACCTCATTACCTTTTTATACTTTATTATTTATTTAAATCTGATATCTTAACTTGGTACAGTCCATTAATAAACTGACCACCGGCATAAGTTGATTCTGGAGCAAACTTAGCAATTTTACGAGAATACTTATTAATCAAAGATTGAGCACGACGGATCTTAGCTTCATTTTTTAAAGTGCTATTTTGCATTTTTGCAGCTTTAGCATTAAGCCTATCCGCTTTAAAACTAAGTCTTGCTCTCTTAGAATCAGACATAATCCAAGCATTCATTGCTCTGTTTTTAAGTCTAGCTGCCTTTATTTTTTTCTTTTCTGCTCTTAAATACTGTCTAGACTTTTTATCAACTTTACGTTGGAATTTATCAATTTTTCTTTGCTGCTTTTCAATTTTACCAGATAAATTAGTATATCTTTTTTTACCTGCTTCAGTAAGAGATCCGTCCTCGTTTTGAAATCTCCTAACTCCCCATTTCATTCCTAAAATACCTGAATGATAAAATCCATCTTCATCTATCCAATAATACTGACCATCACTAGTAGCAGAATGCTTCATCTCAGTCTCCTTCACATATTTGTTAAATACAAAACCAGGCATCTTCATATGATCCATATCTTGAGTCTTTACATGATGGCGATATTCTTCCCAAGCTTTAGGAAACCAATCTTCTTTTCCATACTTTTTGACTAAATGATCACACATAACACAGACCATGCCTGGAAGATTATTATAAAAATCTTTATTAATAGCAGAATGCTTTAGTTCTTTTACAGGAAGATATCCTTTAAATCTATTGCTGTCACCAATATTCATCTTTGTAAGATCAACCCCATAGATCTTTGCTCTTTTTAAAATTTCATTGGCCAACTGCTTTTCATACTTAGGTTCAACATAATTAAAAAATCTAATTGCTGACTTAACATGATCTGCATCTGGTAGAGGAAATTTCTTTTGCTCAGGAACTCCATAGACTACATCATTCGCCATAGATTTCTCCAATCTCGCCAACATAATTATTAGTAATAAATCCACGCCATTCTAATTCAGCAATATTGTCCTTCAATGCTTGCATTAATATACCAGAAGTTGGTGGATCAAACAGCAACTTCGTTTTAAGTCCAGTCCACTCAATAATGGTATTAAGTGCTTCTGGTTCTTGCTCTTTTAAAAGAATCTCTTCCCAAGTTTTTGTATTATCATAAATTCTATAATTCTCATCAGTTAGTCCTTCTTGGTAAAGTATAAAAAGGACTGCATTTATAGCTAGTATTAAATCTCTATCGAAATCAATATTTCTTGGATCAATACCAATAATGTCTTTAACTGAATCAAGGATACTAGCATTCATCTTGTATTCATGTACCATACCTATACCCTCCTCCAAGGACATGTATCATTTGGCTGTCGATCTTTATACTCTAATAAATCTACATCAGCAGCAGATCCATAGTGAATAATTTCATGAGTAGCCAAAGTTGTAGTTATTAAATTATTTGGATCAAATACTATTTCTCTTCTTTGCAGAATATCATCAATACTAATAGGATTAATATGATGAATCAAGGCTCTAATAGGAATCTCATACCCATCTACAGCAAGATCACATCCAGCATCTCTTATTATGATTTGATTACGTAACCTTCTCCATTCGGGTGACTTGTATAATACTTGATTTAAATACCGATCATATCCGAATGTGTCTTTTGCTACAGTTCCAAACAGCATTAAGTATCTTAATCTATCTTCAAATTTAGGAATAGTAATAAGTTCCTGATATGATTTAGAATAATTTTCCATAATCTATTTCATCTTCATTTTCTTCATCACTATTGTTTCCAGTATATATTCCAAATGCCTTAATAGCTTCTTCAAATAATTCTTGTGACTTCTTAGCAGATTGCAATGCTTCAGTTTTTGCAACCAATAATTCATTTTCTTTCTTTAGCTTCTCTAATTCTAATTTATTTTTCTGAGAGCCTAGTTTTAAGAAATGAACAGTTTCTTGGGAGGAAGCTGTACCATTTCTTAATCTTTGCTCTACTAAATCAGTAGCTAAAGCAATAAGTTGATTCTCTCGACCTTCCTCAGTCATTGCTGGTCTGAGTTTTGGTCTACTTTCTTCAACGTCATATCTCCTTTTTGGCATTACTCTCCTCCTTTCTGTTTACTTCTTATATACTTTATATATAGTTTCCCTATACTTTTAGGCACCATAAATGAGGCGTCAAACACTAAACACTAGTTATCCCGGGCTAGTGACAGATGTATGAGTTCGGAGAGTATAAATAGTACAAGTCTGTGTATTTAACACCTCATTAACAATGCCTAAAAGAAAATTTTAATTAAGATTCATATCCTATTGAATAAATAAAAGAGTCTGTTCCTTGATAACGCATATAATCTTCTGACAAATCAAACAAATCCATTACTTGTTTTTCTAATTGCTTATCAGATCCAAAATTTTCAATCTCTAGTCCAAGACTTTTAATTGTTTCCATACTTAAAGGTCTTCCATGAGATTTCCATCTTCGGTAGTCTGTTAATTCATTTGCAATTCTTTCTGCAAGTTTTACTTTCTCTGATTCACTTGCTAATAAATTAGAGAACTTGTATTTTACTAACCATCTCTTTAACAAATCAATTGAAAGGTCTCTTGCTTGTTCATAGCTTTTTAATTCTGCTAAATCAAAGTCTTTTAGTATTTTCATTTCTACTTCACTTATAGAATTTGTTTTTGCTTTCATTAACAAGCTTTCAATACTTTCTAAATACCCTAATGCTGGAACAAACCTTCCTTCTTTATTCATTACTTGTGGATCGATTGGACCAAGAACAGAATTATAGTTCATAAATATTTTGTCACCACTCATACAAAGAATTGTTCCTGCTGAATATGCATGATCTGGAATTAAAAATTCTACGCCATTGTAATAATGTCTAAAAGTATTTGCCATTCTTTCTGTAGAATTTGCATCACCACCACTAGTTGTCAGAATCACACAAATTTTATTATTTAATATTCTATGATTCTGCATGTACTCTAAAACATTTCTAGTTAAAGAAGCTGTAATAGAATCTATAGGTGCGTCAATACAAATAACATCTGCTAATAAAATTTTCTCTAAACTTTTTATTTGTTCATCTAAGACATAGTTTATAGTCTTTGTTAATTTATTTCTCATTGTCTTCTTCCCTAAAATCTTGGTAGAAATATCTATCAAGTCCAAAACGTATTTTAAAAAATATCCCCCGGAGAATTTCTGGAG